AAAGGCATTTCTCTCCCTGAGACGCAGGTCACACGACCAGCCTCGCCCTTTGAAAAGCCATGACAAACCAAAAGAAACCGATCAAAGCCAAGCGCAAGCCAGCGCAACGAGGGCTAGTCAAGAAACCATTGTTTGGCGTAACAAAACCCCGAATACAAACCCCGCCGTTAAAAGGCAAGTCTAGAATTGCTGAAGTTGTTGATCTTGCTGAGAAAATTGGAATGCCGTTGCTGCCTTGGCAACATTATGTGTTAACCGACATGCTTTCAGTTGACGAAAATAACATGTTTATCAGAAAGACCAATTTGGTTCTGTGTAGCCGTCAACAAGGAAAGACTCATTTAGCTCGTATGCGTATTTTGGCAGGACTCTTCCTTTTTGGAGAAAAGAACATTGTTGCCTTGTCCTCAAACCGAAACATGGCATTAGATACATTTAGGCAGGTTGCTGACACAATTGAGGATAATGAATTTTTAAAAGCGCAAATTAGACAGATCAGATATGCCAACGGTCAAGAATCAATTACTTTATTAAACGGCGCTCGTTATGAGATTGTTGCGGCAACTAGGGATGGCAGTCGCGGCAAGAGCGCTGATCTACTTTACGCAGATGAATTACGCGAGGTGTCAGAGGAAGCATTTAAAGCAGCAGTACCTATTACGAGAGCAAGACCTAATTCTCAAACATTATTTACTTCAAATGCTGGAGATGCGTTCAGTACGGTACTAAATGATTTGGTTGAACGCGCAAAAGATTATCCAAGTAAGACTTTTGGCTATTGGGAGTATTCAGCACCTTTAGCTGCAAGGCAAGACATTAGAAACCGTAAATATTGGGCAATGGCTAATCCCGCCCTTGGTTATACCGTAACAGAGGAAGCAATTGAAGAATCTATTGCAACTAACTCAATTGAAGCTACTTTGACTGAAACTCTTTGTATGTGGATTGACTCTCAAGTCTCACCTTGGACATTTGGCAGCATTGAAGCTTGTTCTGTATCAGATTTAGTTCTTCCAGTAGGTGCAATGACAGTTATGGCATTTGATGTAAGTCCAAGCAAAAGAACGGGCGCTTTATTAGCTGGTCAAATAATTGACGGAAAAATTGCGGTTGGAGTAATGGAAACCTTTAGTAGCGAAGTTGCTATTGATGAAGTCAAAATGGCAAGTTCTATTCATGAATGGGCAATGAAGTACCGACCAGTTCAAATTGCTTATGATAAGTATGCAACTGCCTCTATTGCTCAAAAATTAGAACAATCAGGTCATAAATTAATAGATATTTCAGGACAAGCGTTTTATCAAGCATGTGGGGAACTTGCTGACAGTCTTTCTAATTTAAGATTGATTCACTCAGGTCAACCTGAATGGGTTAGCAGCATGAATAATGCGGCAGCAAAAACAAATGACGCAGGTTGGAGAATAATAAGACGCAAGTCAGCAGGATGCGTCGCGGCAAGTATTTCAACTGCAATGATTGTCCACATGTTGAGCAAACCTATCTCAATACCTAAGATATTTGTCTAACATATCTGATATAATTATCTAATGGGATTTTTCCGCGATTTAGTAGGACTTTCACCAAAACCACAAATTCAGGCTCAATTAGCCCCTGCTGTTATGGGCGACCCTTTTAATTATTACACACCGCTGTCTGCATTTACAATTGATAGAGCCGAAGCCATTACTGTTCCAGCGTGTCAACAAGCTCGTAACATTATCTGCGGAATTATTAGCGGCATGGAACTTTCTACTTATTCAAAAGCAACTGGCGAAGAAATACCTAATTTGCCTTGGGTAAATCAATTAGAAAGAAATGCACCTAACAATGTAACACTTAGTTGGATTGTTGATTCATTGCTTTGGTACTCCGTCGCTTATCTAAAAGTTATTGAGCAATATCAAGACGACAATAGACCTTCAAGATTTGAATATGTTAGAAATTCAAGAGTTACAGTTGAATTAAATAAAGATAACACTTATGTTGACCAATATTTTCTCGATGGAAATGCCGTACCAATGTCAGGAATTGGCAGTTTAGTTACAATACAACTTGGTAAAGACCCACTTCTTACTTCGGGTGCAAGAATATTGAAATCAGCTGTTGATTTAGAAAAAGCTGTTTCTGTTGCCTCAGCAACACCACAACCAGCTGGAATATTAAAAAATAATGGCGCTGACATGGGCGAGAAAGAAGTTGCTGGATTGTTGTCTGCTTGGCGTCGCGCTAGAGATACAAGATCAACTGCTTATTTAACTTCAAGTTTAGAATATCAAGCAACAGCATTTTCTCCTAAAGATATGATGTATGTAGATGCGTTACAAAATATGAGTGCGCAAATTTGCAGATTATTTAACATTGATGCGTTTTATTTAAACTGCGATATGAATAACAGTATGGTTTATCAGAACATATTAGATAACCGTCGTCAACTTGTTTCGTTTACACTTGCCCCTTATATCCAAGCAATTGAAAAAAGGTTTAGTATGGACGATCTTTCAAGTTCAACACAGGAAATCCGTTTTGACATTGATTCAGGTTTCTTGCGTTCTGACCCAATGGAAAGATTAGCAGTAATTGAAAAAATGTTACAACTAGAACTAATCACAGTTGAACAAGCGAGAGAAATGGAAGAATTAAGCCCAAATGGAAATAATTAATTTTAGCGCAGATTTAGAAGCTTCAGAATCTCGTAGAATAATTGCTGGTAAAATTGCGCCATACGGTGATGAAATTGGAAACACTTCAGTTGGTAAAGTAATTTTTGAAGCAAATTCAATTCAGATAGACGACCCTAAAAATGTTAAATTACTTTTAGAGCATGACCCTAAAAAGCCAATTGGGCGCATGAAAAATGTTACTGAGGATTCAAATGGAATTTTTGCTGAATTTAAAGTTTCTAATACAACACGCGGTACAGACAGTTTGATTGAGGCAAGTGAAAACTTGCGTAGTGGTTTGTCTGTTGGTGTTGAAGTTATTAAAGGAAAAAATAAAGACGGAGTTTATCGCGTTAGCGCGGCTCGTCTTATTGAAGTTTCGCTAGTACAAGCAGCTGCTTTTAAATCAGCTGAAGTAACCAGCGTTGCTGCGTCTGAAAATACAGAGGCAGTTTCAACCGAAACCAAAACAGAAATAGAGGAAATTGTGGAAAACACAACAACCGATACACCTGTTGCGACCGAGGTAGTAGAAACCCCAGCGGTTGAAGCTTCTCGCCCAACAGTAACCGCGGCGGTTTACACAAAGCCACGCGTTGCACCAATGACTTCAGGACAATATCTTGAAACAAGTATCAAAGCTGCAATGGGTGATGAGAACGCTCGTCAAACAATTCTTGCAACAGATGATACAACTACAAACACAGGTCTTACACTTGCACCACACTTAAACGAGTTCATTACAAATACATTAGATGTTCGTCCCTCAGTTGACGCAGTATCTCGTGGCGCTCTTCCAACTTCAGGCATGTCATTTACAATTCCTAAGTTAACAACTGCACCTTCAATTGATTCAAACTCAACAGAGGGCGAAGCACTTGGCGGAACTGAGATGGCTTCAAGCTTCATCACAGTTGATGTTAAAAAAGCAGCGGGATTACAAACAATATCGTGGGAATTGCTTGACCGCAGCCAACCTGTCTTTTATGACGAGCTTATCCGTGAGTTAAATCGGGCATACGCTAAGGCAACTGACGAAGCAATGTTCACACAATTTATAACTAGTGGAACAGCTGGTACAGCTGTTGCAACTGCCGACGCAGACGGACTGCAATCATTTATTGCAACTGAGGCTGCGGCTGCTTATGCTGCAACAGGTGGTTTTGCAACCAATCTAGTTTCAAACGCGTCATGGTGGTCTGTTCTACTTAATGCGCAAGATTCAACAAAGCGTCCAATTTACGCAGCGGCTAATCCTGTTAATAATGCTGGTATTTCTTCACCTCAATCTGTTGTTGGTTCTGTACTTGGAACTAATTACTATGTTGACCCTTTCATTGGTTCAGGAACAGGCGACGATTCAATGTTCTTAATCAACCCTTCAGCAATCACATTCTACGAAGCCCCTAAAACAACTTTGAGAGTTGAAGCACTTTCAAACGGTCGTTTACAGGTGTGCGTTTATGGATATTATGCAATTGCAACAAAAATTGCGGGCGGTATCCGTCGTTGGAACAAGTCCTGATCTAATTAGTTAGATCAACAGCGTTAAGGGGCGCAGGAAGCCTTCGCCCCTTAACTTTTAAGAGAGGAACTAAATTGGCTGCTACTTTCGTTACTGAAAATGAGTTAAGAACCACACTTGGAATAGGAAATTTATATTCAAGTTCTGTGGTTGAAGAAGTCTGCCAATCCGCACAAAATATTGTTAGTGATTATCTATGGAAAAACCAAGCTTTTAATTCTGCACATTCTCACATTGTCGGTTACGGCACATTATATTTTGATACACCTCATGACTTTTTTGTGGGTCAGACATTGACAATAAGCGGTAACGGCGCAACTTTTAACGGAAGCAAAACAGTAACAAGTTTAGATACATATTCAATTACTTTTGTTACTTCACATTCAACAGTTGAACCAAAACACCCAACAAGTCCTTTCGGAACAGTTGCAGCAACAGATTATGTTACATATTCAACAGTTCCTGAAGTTCGTGAAAGTTCTTTAATGATTGCAGTTGATATTTGGCAAGCAAGACAAAGTAGTAACGCAGGTGGAATATCACCTGACTTCCAACCAAGTCCTTATAGAATGGGAAACACTTTACTCGCAAGAGTCAGAGGTTTGTTAGCAAATAACTTATCACCTAATGGCTTGGTTGGCTGATGACAGTTGCCGTTACAACTCTCAGATCAACCCTTGCGACTGCGTTAATTAGCGCAGGGGAGTGGCAGGTTTTTTCTTTTCCACCTGCTACTCCCATTGCAAATTCAGTTATTGTGCAGCCTGATGATGTGTACATTGAACCGTCAAATAATATTTACTCAAGTGTTGCACCTAAAGTTAATTTTAAAATAGTAATGATCGTGCCAATGTTTGATAACCAAGGTAATCTAAACGGCATTGAAGATATGATTGTTGGTGTGTTTAATAAACTAGCTGCATCAACAACATTAAAAATAAGTGTTGGCAATATATCTGCACCAACTGTTTTATCAGGCGTTGCAGGTGAAATGCTTACGAGTGAGATGTCCGTCTCAATCATGACAAGTTGGAGTTAAAATGAGCGAAATTATAGATGTTCCTTCCGAGGACAAGGCTTGGCTTGAAAAAGTCGGGCAGATAACAAAAACAGAAAAGCCAAAACCATTACTAAAGAAAGATGAGGAATAACCAATGGCTGTATTTCTAAATAACAAGGTCGGCGTAAAGGTTAATTCCGTTGACCTTTCTGACCATGTGACCGCCGTCACACTAAACCGTTCATTTGATGAGCTGGAAGTTTCCGCAATGGGTGATACAGGTCACAAATTCGTCAAAGGGCTCGAGGCTTCGTCTGTGACGATCAGCTTCCTCAATGACACCGCTTCAGCCAATGTTCTTGCAACACTTCAGGCTGCTTGGGGTACTTCAGTTACCTGTGTTTTTCTACAGGAAAAAGGAACTGCTGTTAGCGCAACAAACCCTCTTTACACAATGACATGTTTAGTAAATAACACAACCGACATTAACGGCGGTGTTGGCGATCTAGGTATGCAGGATGTAACATGGACTGTTAACGGCGCTGTTGCCGTTGCAACCACAGGTACATTCTAAGGAGAAAAAATGATTAAACTACGAGTGACTAAGGCTTCAGGGGATGTGTCAGATTACGACATAACCCCTGCACTTGAGTACGCATTTGAACAGAATTTTAAATCAGGATTTCATAAGAGATTTAGAGATGAAGAAAAGCAGTCGGATGTTTATTGGCTTTCTTGGGAAGCTGAAAGACGCGCTGGTATAACCGTTGCACCATTTGGAGACAAGTATTTAGAAACTCTATCTCGTGTAGAGATTATGGATTCTGACTCCCCAAATGGGTAACGCGGTATGACTTTACATATTTAGTAGCACAGTTAGCCTGTGAAACTGGCATACCGCACTCAGAGTATTTAAACATGGATAGATCATTGTTCTTAGCAACAATTGCCTATTTAAAAGACAGAGCAAAAAAGGTGGAAAATGCCAGTAGAGGTAAAAGGTCTCGTTGAAACTAAAGCAGCCTTAAAAGCATACGCACCTGATCTCTTAAAAGAGATGAATAAAGAAATTAGGATTGCATTAAAAGTTGTAGTTAAAGATGCGCAACAAATGGTTACTCCAAATGTAATTGGTCTGTACAATTGGCAAGACCAAGGCAGGGAAGTTAAGTCGCGCACAAAAGCAAAAACACCTTTAGCACCGAACTTACGAGCTTTTCCTAAGTACAATCCTTTAGTTATTCGCAAAGGTTTAACCTTTAGCCTTGCAGCTTCAAGACGCAATAGCGCAGGTTTTGTCGGAATTTATCGTTTGTTAAATCGGTCTGCTGCTGGAGCAATCATTGAAACTGCTGGTCGCAAAAACTTTAACGGCGCTTCAGATTCACAAAGTAATAATCCTCAAGCAGGGGCGCATTTTAATAGATCAATACAGGGAACTTATGGCGGATTTAAGTCTATTGGCAACCGTCGCGAGGATAAAGGGCGGTTGTTATATGCCGCATTTTACAAAGACCAAGGCAAGGTTATTGACGCAGTTTTCAAAGCAATTAATAAAGCCGACAGTACATTTAAGTCAAGATTGGGATTAGCAGCATGACAATTGATATTCCAATTGTAACCACCTACAAAGATAAAGGCGTAAAGGCAGCTCAAAGTGGTCTAGATAAATTAAGCGGAAGCGCAAAGAAACTTGGCTTGGCTTTAGGTTTAGCATTATCAATTAACAAAATTGTTGCATTTGGTAAAGCATCTGTTAAGGAATTTACTGATTCAGAAAAAGCAGTTGCATCATTACAGAATACCCTTAGAAATACGGGTAACCTTTTAGCATTTCCTGATACTGAAGCAGGTTTGAAAAACCTAGCAAAGTTAAGTGGTATTGCAGATGATTCTTTAATTCCTTTGTTTAATCAGTTATATTTATCAACTGGCAATGTTAATCAAGCAACAAAGGATTTAAATACTGCAATTGAAGTAAGTCGCGGAAGTACCAACGAATTAGCTACAGTTGTTGACGCATTGAGCAAAGGTTATGCAGGAAATACAAAAGGACTAGGTTCACTTAATGTTGGTTTAAATAAAGCATACTTAGCGTCTGCTGATATGGCTGCAATTACAAAAGAATTAAACAGTACATTTAGCGGTTCATCTGCTGCATTTTTAGAAACTTATGCTGGAAAAGTAGCGGTATTAAATAATCAATGGAGTGAGACTAAAGAAATAGTCGGTCAAGGCTTAGTTATGGCTTTTGAGACCGCAACAGGTAATCGCGGCGCTAAGGGTATGACGGACTCAATGGAAGAATTCGGTTATGTCGTAAGTGCGGTTGTAATTAGATTAGGTCAATTGACTAGCATGCTTGGCACGGATATACCTTTAATTAGTGACCTATTAAAAAGAACTACCGACGGCTGGAAGTTTTTACTTGGCGTTGATGAAACTCGTCGTGAAATCTACAATGAAATTCTAAGAACAAATACACGCCTTAATTATGAAGCAATGTTGGCTGCCGACGCTCAAGCCAAGCGCAATAAAGAATATTTAGCATTTTTAGCAAGACAAAAGAAACTTAGTGAGGCTTCGGCAATAGCAGCTAAGAAACGCGCTGAGGAAGAAAAGAAAATTGCTGCTGAAAGAAAAATATTAGATCAAGTTGGCGGTCTGTTTGACTTAGATCAAATTCAAATCTTTGCTGCATTACAGAACAAGATTACAGATCAAGAGAAGTTAAGACTGTCTTTACAATTGGCTTTGATTCAAGAAAATGCTTCAGAGGCTGCTAGGTTAGCAACTGACTTAGTCAAGTCTCAATTGCAGACTACTAACCTTGCTGAAGCTATTGCTAAGTTACCAAAAGCCCTTTACCCGTTTGATGGTTGGAGTACAGACATTGACAATCTAATTAAACAAATTTTGTTAATGATGAAACTGTTACAAACTATGCCAACAAAGCCATTAGGTATGCCAACTGTGGGAACAACTACTTATTATACAGATTTAGCAGCAACCTTAGTAAACACTACAGGTTATATCGGTATGACTGAATCACAAATTGCTAATGAAAGATTTAGAGAAAGCGCTGGTCGTTATGCAGGTAGTGCAACCGCGCCTGTCACAGTAATTAATGTTAATGGCGCTACTACGGATTTATTAAACCAGTTGCGTAATGATTTAATTAATTCTTCCGCTTCAGGTTCGTTTTCGTCAATTAACCCAAATAGATAATATGTCATTACCAGTATTAAATATTTCTTTAAATTTTTCGTCGGGCGCGACTTTCGGAAACGCATTTACTTTAGATGACCCTATCAATGGTGTATTAGGTACGGGTTTATTGTCCGACGCTTCAGCACCCTCATTAGTTTTAGATTTAACAGATGTAACTAGACAAATACAAGTTAGGCGCGGTAGGAATGTAGGGCGCGACACTTACGAGGCTGGAACTTGCACGGTTAGAATTTTTGACCAAAACGGTAGATTTAATCCTCAAAATACTAGTTCCGATATTTATGGTTATTTAACTCCATTAAGAAAACTGCGTATATCTGCAACTCATTTAGGAATTACTTATTATTTATTTAGCGGATATACAACAGATTATGTTTATACATACGATCAAGCAGAAAATGTTTCTTATGTTGACATTAATGCAAGCGACGCTTTTAGACTTTTTGCAATGGCAACTATTACCTCAGTTACTGGTCAAGCGGCTGGTCAAGATACTGGAACAAGAATTGCAAAGATTTTAGATACTGTAGATTTTCCAGTTTCAATGAGAACTTTAAATACTGGCAACACTCTAACTCAGGCTGACCCTGCAACAACTAGAACCCCATTGGCAGCAATTAAAAATGCCGAAATTTCAGAACAAGGCGCTTTTTTTGTAAGCCCTGAAGGTAACGCAATCTTTAAAAATAGATCAAATACAATCTCTTCAGCAGGTGTAACACCAATTGCCTTTAATCAAAGCGGCGGCATACCTTACAAAAACTTAATTTTTGCTTTTGATGACAAATTAATTGTGAACCAATCAACAGTAACTAAAATTTCAGGTACGCCTCAAACATATACAGATGCAACTTCGTTGGCTCAATACTTTCCCCATGTCGTAAACTTTAGTGATTTGATAGTTCAAACAGATGCTGAAGCCGCAAACATAGCTGCAATTTATGTTGCAACACGCAGCACGACAAGTATCCGCATTGATAACATGACTATTGATCTTTATGACCCATTAGTTCCCAATGACACTATCCTTGGTCTTGATTATTTTGACAATGTAGTAATAACTAATATTCAACCCGACGGGTCAACTATTACTAAGAACCTGCAAATACAGGGCGTAAGTTGGGATATTAGCCCGAACTCATTTACTGGAAACTTCGTTACACTTGAGCCTATAACAGATGGGTTCATAATCGGCAATAGCACTTATGGCGTTATTGGTGAAGATATTTTGTCCTATTAAGATATAATTAGACACTAAGGAGAAAACAATATGGCAGCAGGATTAGGTTTTAAGACATTTAATACAGGTGATGTATTGAGTGCAGCCGATACTAACGGTTATTTAATGCAGGGCGTTTTAGTGTTTGCTGACGCAACAGCAAGATCAGCAGCAATAACTTCACCTCAAGAGGGTCAAACTACATATTTAAAAGACACAGATGTAATTCAAGTTTATTCAGGTTCTGCATGGGTTACTAAATCAGGCGGCTCATCACCATTAACAACCAAGGGTGATCTTTACACTTATTCAACTACTGACGCTCGTTTAGGTGTTGGTACAAATGGACAAGTTTTAACGGCAGATAGCGCTCAAGCAACTGGATTAAAATGGGCTACCGCAGGTGGCGGTGGAAAAGTGTTGCAGGTAGTAAATGCAACAACAACTACCTCAACAACTATTGCAAGCACTTCTT